GAGATTATGCAAATGGCAACTCTCCGAACAGAGGTGACGACACCCGTTGTCGTGCAAGGTTCGACACGTGTTGAGGGTGGGTTTACCTTACGCGAAACGAAGAATGTCTTCTCAGATGAAAAGATCATACAAGATATTGAAGCGTTCGTACAAAAAAACTTACAAGGTCAGGAAACGGCGCAAATAACGAAGGTGTACGAAGATAAGAATAATTACCTCGTATCTACCAACTCTAAATACTGTGAAAATATGCAGAGATCACATGCATCGAATCATGTATGGTTTAGAATCGAGGGTCACACGATCGCACAAAGATGTTTTTGTACATGTGAAACCATGCGAGGTAGACGATTCGGATTTTGTAAAGATTTTTACGGACGGAAGCACCGTTTACCAGACACAGTTTTTAGAGAATTGTATAAAGATGGATACAAAGCATCATTATACGATACACCACAGTTAACGTGTCAGATTTGCCCCGAAGTAAAGAAAGAGGATACAGTAAAAGGTGTCAATATGTTACAAACCTTCATCAACAAAAATATGACGAGTACACCCTTGACTGTAAAGAGTGTGACGAAAAAATCAAAATTTCAGCGCATAGTATACACGGATTTAAAGTGTGAGAAATGCAATTCCACGGATACGCAGTTCAAAATCGTAAAGAATAGGATCGTACAGGCCTGTTCGTGTAAGAATAGAGAATATATCATAACGGATAACGTACTATCCGCATTAGCGTAATAAAGTCATTTAAAAGAAACTTGCACGTTAATTATACATGACGCTAGCTAAACCTGTTGCAACGCGATCTGGAAGGGTTTCAAAGCAGCCTAAACGGTTAGAGCCAACAGAAAATGTATGCGACGATGATTATTCCGATGATGAATACGATACAGATTATAATTCAGGCGATGACGAAGATCTTTGTGAAACGGAGTCTGATACAGAGGATGACGGTTCAGACAGTGAAGCCGATGAGAATGGTAATCTAAAAGGATTCATCGATGATGATGAGGAATCTGTTGAGGAATATCAGGCTTAAAAAAATAGACATATTAATTATCATATGGAAACGGAATTAGGAAATCCCATAGAGTACAGCCCACAGCTTATCGACGATAAACAGGTGGACGAACCCATCCAAGAGCAAACAGAACAACAGTTCTACATGCAACCCCCTCCACCACCTTTTATGTACCCACCCCAACACATGACAGACGCACCGAGAGTTCCAGATTTTCTAAATTCTCTGGATAAGGTTGCATACATAGTTATATTTGTGGCCTTTATTTTAGGCTTCTTCATGGGTAAGACTATGCAACCAGTTATCCTTCGCCCCGGGTGAGGCTGGTAAGAAGTCTTTTACCGACGTGCTTTCATCCTCTAAAAGTTTTTCCGATCTTCTAGTAATTGCTGGTCTAATTACACCGTCAGTAACTACTTCAGAAGCCAACGACATTTCATCCTCCAACGCACTTATACGTGTTATCCTAAAATTTTTGGGGTGGCCAAAACTAACGTATCCGACCTCACGTGGTCCTGTATTCTTATCATTTTCAGCCTGGTCTGCGAGAGCTTTTTCGACGCGTTGTTTATAGTCTGTTGCCATCGTATTATTAAGAAGGTATATTTTTTTTAATAATATGATCACATTATGTTTTTGATTTTTAAATTTTAAATTTTTTTACGCCTTAGAAGTTTCGGCGCCATCGCGTGAAGTAACCTCTTCGCCGTCATCCTTCGCCTCAGTAATCTCACCGAGTTGGGGCTCTTCGGGAATAGAAAGTTCAGCCTCGCGCTTCTTCTTACGCTCCTCGATCTCGGCCTTTACAATCTCGTCAGCTTTCTTCACGAGCTCTTCCATCGGAGCATCCGGTGTCTCACTCTTGAGACGTTCGATAATATCTGCGGGGTGGCTGATAGGGGCTTCATCTGGCTTGGTGTAAAACCTAGAATTCTCATCACCGGGCTTATCGTATACAGCTGACTCGACCATATCACGCTTACGCTCGTTGAACATCTGAGCAGCCAAAGCCTGGTTCTCCTTGTAGCCAGTCATAAGTTCTTCGAGCTTTTCATTGGTATAATGCGAATCTTCAATCGCCGCAGGGTCGGGTGGAATTAAGAGCCACTTATACATGTCAACTACATAAATATCAAAGGTTGAATCCTCCCTTTGAAGACGCTTCGCGTGCGAGGCTGCCTCGTCACGAGTACTGAAAGCGCCTCGAATCTTGATTCCAAACTTATCATTCTTCTGGGGACACTCGGGTCCAACAATACTGAGGCACGCAAAAAGCTGACCCGGGACGGTCGTATAATCCTGTTCAAGAGACATTATGAATATTTAATGCATGAAAACTTTAAGCCAGTAAACTTAAGTCGGATAGTCAATTAAAGTTTTTATCAGTTTATAAAGTATGGAGGAGTTGCGTCGATTACATAATAACGAAAAACGGATGCTCATTGAGAGTGTCTGTGAACCCGGAATAAGTGTACTCGATGTCGGATGTGGATTCGGTGGGGATCTTCAAAAATGGTTTAAGATGAAAGTCAATATCAACATGTGTGAACCAAGTGCAGAGGCATTGGAAGAAGCTAAAAGGCGGGCTAAGAATATGAAGATGAGAGTTAATTTTTACCATGGAGACATTCGAGCGTGTCCAAATCGCAAATATGATGTAGTGTGTTATAATTTTGCTTTACACTACATATTTGAAAGTCGCGATTTATTCATGTCAACTCTTCGAGAAGTCAAAAGACGGGTGAAACCCGGGGGTCGATTGATCGGAATCATCCCGGATTCGGAAAAAATTATTTTTAAAACACCGTTCAAAGATGAGTTGGGTAATTTTTTTCGTATGAAAGGGACGAGTAACGGTGATTTTGGTGAGAAATTGTTCGTACATTTATGTGATACACCTTACTACGCAGATGGACCTAAATCCGAACCAGTGGCGCATAAAGATATGCTCATAACACACCTCGAAAATATGGGTCTAATGATGACGCATTGGGAAGGATTAAAAGGAAACCCTATATCCGAATTATACAGTAAATTTATATTTACGTATAGTAGAGATGATACTACCGATACTCGTCATCGTTAATATAGTTTTATGGTACACGATTCGAAGAGAGCCTGTACTAGAGGAGGTAAAAGAGCGATATCATACCCTCAGGGAACACCTGAAAAAAACCGATGACCAGAAGTTTCGTATGCTACACGATGAAATTCCCATCGTCGCCTATAAAGGGTCTTTCGTGAGAGGTGTAGGATATAACACGAACAAGGGTCAGGAGATAGGCTTGTGTATCGATGGTAAAGTAAATCACGTGCTCCATGTATTATTACACGAACTCGCGCATTGTACGGTGGATGAGTATTCTCATAGTGATGATTTTTGGAGTAACTACGAAGAACTTCGGAATGAAGCTATAGCTATAGGGGTGTACGACAATATAGGAACTTTGACCCCATTTTGTGGTAAACAGATTGTTGATAAATAATCTAGGTTAATATAAATGTCTAACACAGGCTTACGACAACCCGATTTCTTCCCAGGTCTAGATCCTACCAGGTGGAGTCAAACAATAGGTGGATCACTACTTCTGTGGATGTTAGTTATGGTTGGTATGTTTCTTACCCGCGCAGAATGGATGCCGTACGAAGCTAATATCGCTCTCGTCACCACGATTCTCCCATTTTTAGTATACGTGTTAGCTAATAAAACCATCATCGTCAGTGGAAAAACTGGATACGTGTTTCTAGCCCTTCTCTTTGCAGGTGGAATCGTGTACGGACTGTCTCAGGTGATAGGTGATCTCAAGGATATATTCAAGAATTACGGGAAAAAGGACGCTAAGAAAGCATGGCCTGCACTTCTAACGATATGCTTATCATGGATTCTTATGATCGGAATTATCTCACGATTAGGATTAATTGATTTTAGTCTTCCGTATGAGACACTTTAAAAGTATTTACGAGCGATGTAGAACACGATACCAGCAACTGCACCGGTAGAGGCTAAGCCTACGAGACTACGATTACCCTGAACATTTAAAAACCTGGGAACCGTATTCGCGAGCTTTTCTTGAATTGGTTTACTCACGGCGACACCCGTGGCGAAAACAACAATTAATGCATGTAACTGGTCATCGGTGAGATCGAAGGGGTTCTTCTTTGCGGGATTCTCAGTCTTTTGAGCAGCAGCCTGAACCTGGGGCATCATAGCGTTAGCCTGTGCTACTTGAACCGCGCGGGGGTCGACCGCCATGAGAGGGGGTTCGAGATAAGCGCCGTCTTGGGGACCACCTAAAACGTCTGTGATGGGAGTAGAGTCCATGTTGTCTTTATAATCATGTATATTTTTTTCTTCGTTGATTTCGGGCGCGTAAGCACTAGACCTATTTTCTGGTACAAACGCGTTAGACCTATTTTCCATGTCTATAGGAACCATATCATCGGAACTTTCTGACAAATTCATCGTATAAATATCGGTCGACATGTATATATATGTTCGACTTTTTAAGAATCCCTTTTTTTATGCACGTACTGGTGTATAAAAAAAGGGATATCCAGTACGGGGCTCGAACCCGTGACATCGGCGTTGCTTTCATGACGATGAAGTCATTTTATATACATCATTGTATAAGCACCGCGCTCTAACCAACTGAGCTAACTGGATTCTATAATAATTTGGTATCATATCTTTAAGTGTATAAAGACATGATGAGTGGTGTATTAAATGACGACCACAGATACACAATTGGAAGAGTATTATGAAGACTTTCTTGATCAACATCTTAGAAATGCGAGTACTCAATCGTCACTTCGTGAGGATATAAATAAGATGGTTACTGATATTCATATGGCCCTGGGAGCTGGACATAGCGAACGTGTGTATCATAACGCTTTTGAGGTAAGTCTTCGCGAACTAAACATTCCATACGAATCAGAACGACACGTTCCTATTTATTATAAGCATCATGTCGTGGGTACAGCTCGCGCTGATATTATTGTGCGTAGGACTACGGTTCTCGAACTTAAAACAGTGAAAAGTCTTAATGACATCATGATCGCGCAGGCTAAAAAGTATTTAACACAACTTAATTTGACGTCCGCTTACCTAATTAACTTTCCACCGGGTGAAGGGTCGAAGCCGCAGATTGCAGAAGTTACACTGTCGGAATAAATTCCCATTGGAGATCTTTGCAAATCGCTTTCCAGATAACATCTTGTTGATGAAGTTTCTCTTTGGATTTGAGGAGAGGAAAGTATTGGAGGTATTCGTCTTCCGATAATAGTTCACAGAATTTAAAAAGTACGTATGAATAACTCAAAAAGTTTTTTCGTTCAGTCGGACAATTATCGTCGAATGGTTTCTGGATATCTCGAAACATCATTCGTAACTGTTCCTCAAGTTGTTGGGGCATCTTCGGTGGCGAAATACCACTCAAAATATTAGTGATGAACGGTACGTGCTCGTAAAACTTGTTCAGTTTGAGTTTTTTGAGCAGTGATCGAACTTTTGCATGTGTGATCTCATTTACGGATTTAATCTTGATCTTCTTAAATTCATTCCTTAACTGATTAATAACCTCTGGTGGAATTGTAGTCATCTCTTGTGCTTGAAATTGTGAAAGCCACTCGTTAAAGTGATTATCGCGTTTATACGAATAATTGATAACTTTTGCCGACGTTTCCTGTTCCTCTTTATATGTAAGTTCTTCACTTATCAATATATCCAACACCACGCCGCATGAATCGCATACCATTTCACTCTCGTTTGTTTTGTACACGTTACTATCTGGACACCGTGGGCATCTATCGATGAGTTTGCGTTCTATGGGGCGATCTATATTCTTTTTTTCGACGTTGACTAAATATTCGACGTAAATATCTTTTTTTTGTTTACCAGCGGTTTCTTTACAATTAAAAATATTATCGGTGGTAACTTCTCCTTCCTTCTCGTCGACGTACTGTCGTACGTATGGTATGCATCGGGCAATATAATCCGATAATTCGCGTTCATATTCCCACCTGTTCGATGGATCACTTTCTATTTTATCGGTTAATTCGTCTACACGGTTATTATACCTACTTAAAAAGTTACCTTCCATTTACGTTAATGAAACTACTGCACAAGTTTTTAATTAACGTAATCTATAGTTTGAAAGGGGTGATGCGTTTATTTTTCTCTAAACGTGATTATTCTATCGTTGATACGTATATTGAATATTTTGTCGATCACTCCAAAGATTTTTCGATCGAGACGATGGAAGCTTCCGACCACCACCCCCTTTGGGTACAAGAAAGTTATGACATATACCCCATCGCAAAAACGTACGGCATATGTTCACTAGATCTCGGGCGCGCCGGTGTTCTCCCCGGCGACCCTATTCCCAAACCTCCTGAAGCTGTTACAAAAATGATTATTCGAGTTAAATACTGGTACAATAATCGTATATACAAATACATAACGTATAATCACGACTATACATGGCCACCTAA